TTGTCGTATGGAAGCGGACGACATATTCGACCTTCCCGACGATGAACAGAAGGCGTTCGACGCGGCAACGAAATGGGTTCAGCAGATGTACCAATGGCGTGCTGAGAAGCGTGATCCGAAGAATCGTTAACAAGGAAGCCAAGGATGTCACCGGACAAGAAGCCCGAGGGTTGGAGAGCTTTTGATTCGCTGGCCAAGCGGCTGGCGGCGGTTCCGAAAGAGGAAGTCGACAAGAAGATTGCAGCCGACAAAGCGAAACGCATCGCCAAGCGGCGCAAGAAAAAATAGGAAGGATGAACTTCAATGTTCATGGTTCATAACCCTGGTGAGTCAAGTAAGTCGTTACCCAAATGAGGATTCGTGCTCATGCGGCATTCGACGGACTGTGGAAGTCTGGCCTTATGTCGCGCCTACCGCTGGCTACAGAAGGCAATGGGACTTCCACCGGGCGCGGCACACATTGGCGAATTCGACGAACCGGAATGTAAGAAATTGATTGACGCAGTACGAAGGAGTCGAGCATGAACGAACTTGAAACCATCATGTTCAAAGCGCTGGTCGAAGCCAGCTGCCTTGGAACGTGCGGCTGGCGGGCCAGTGGATGCGGCGGGGGACAGGATTTAACGGAGTAGTGCGATGGTTGAAATGGAATTGGTAATCAGCTCGAAGTTCAAACAACTATTGCCAGGGCTGTCCGAAGAGGAAGCTAAGCAGCTCGAAGAGAATATCGTGAACGACGGGCGCGTTCGTGACCCAATCCTGTACTGGCACCACGGAGGAAAGAACCTCGTCGTGGACGGGATGAACCGCTACGGGATCGCGAAGCGGACAGGAATGCCGTATCGAACGGAGCCAAAGGAGTTCGCGAACGTCGATGAGGCTGAACTGTGGATTCTGAACAACGCATTGGGCCGTCGGAACCTGATGAAGCCTCATGAAGTTAGGAAGGTCCGTGGGGAGCTTTACAACAGGCTTAAAAATGGCCACGGAGGTGACAGAAAATCAGGTGATTCCAAAAATCAAACCGACATTGTGTCACGAACTTCCGGGGGGGTAGCAACGAAAGTAGCCGAATTGGCAGGAGTGGCAGAAAGAACGGTTGAACGAGACGGAAAATACGTTGAATCCCTGAACAAACTTTCGTCGCCAGTAAAGAAGGCCGTTGAAGAAGATCGCCTGAAGGTCACAGATGCACAAATACATGCACTGGCCAAACTCGACGCCACTGCACAGCAAGCCGTCGCTCGTGACGTCCGAACTGGAACTAAGGTTGAGGCCGCACTGACAAATGCCGGCGCCACGATCAAAGGCCCAAAAGGTACCACTAAACCGAAAGCCGACGAAAAGACCGGCGAATGCGAGGTTTCCAAAGGCAAGCATGAGTGGGTGAGCGACGGTAGCGGCGGTCGGTATTGCGAGCACTGCAAAGAGGATCACCCAGAGAACGAGAAGCCTAAGAAGTCAGGCAAGGAAGTTGTCTCGGCCGCGAAGCTGGTCGACGAAATGACCAGGCAACACGTCGGGAAGTTAGTGCGCGGTATCGATGCCATCGCCAAAGCCAACGGCGGCAAGGGTGCGATCCATAAGGAAGCCGACGCGGCGCTCAATACGTTGATCGGATGCTTGAAGAAGATGCGAGCGGGGGAGAAGTGATGGAACGCCGACCAAATCAACTGTACGTCAACAAGGTATTGCCGGAAGCAATTGCCAGTGGCTACCGAAACATCTGCGTTACCAGCCCGACGGGTGGCGGTAAGTCGCTAATGATCTTCGATTGCATCGAGGCTGGTGGCGCGACGGCGCTGTATACCGATCGGCGAATGCTATTCAACCAAATCAGCAAGGGGCTGGTTGCGCACGGCATAGATCACGGACTGAGGGCGAGCGGCCACGATCCGCGGCTACTAGATGATATTCAGCTTTGCATGATCCAAACGGAGGCATCCCGTTCGCTTGGTGGCAAGCGTGAAGTTCACAGAGCCCAAAAAATAATCATCGACGAGGCCCATAAGAATTCCGCCGAGACGATGCAGCAACTTGTTGCGGCCCATCGAGTGTTATACCCCGATGCCGTTGTGATCGGATTCACAGCCACGCCACTCGATATCGGTCACATGTACGACAAGCTGATTGTGGCCGGGACGGTGAGCGAACTGCGGGACTACGGCGCGTTGGTCAAGTCATTCACTTATGGACCGGATGAACCGGACATGAAGTGGATCGGCAAGATCGTAATAGGCGATGGCGAATGTGGCCTTCCAAACAACAAGCGAATGGAATATGCCCATCGCGTTTTCGGTCGAGTGGTTGAGAACTACCGCATCCTAAATCCAGAGCAGAGGCCGGCGCTATTGTTCGCACCAGGCGTCAAGGAATCCAAATGGTTCGCGTCTGCTTTATGCGATGAAGGCATTTCAGCCGCTCACATCGACGGCGACTGCGTGTTCATGGACGGCGAAGAGATTCCAACGAGCGATGAGGTACGAGATGAACTGTCCGAGCGAAGCAAGTCAGGGAATATAAAAGTCGTCTGCAATCGGTTCGTACTGAGGGAGGGGATCGATTGGCCGTGGATCTATCACGGGATCTTCGCGACGGTGTTCGGTTCGCTGACGAGCTATATCCAAGCTGGCGGACGATTGCTTCGCGCTCATCCGACGATGGATCACGTAATTGTGCAGGACCACGGTGGGAACTGGTGGCGTCACGGTTCACTCAATGCTGACCGTGAATGGGATTTGAGTCACACGGACAGAATCGTCGCTGGCATGCGTGAGCAGCGGATTCGCGAGAAGAAAGAACCGCAACCGATCGTGTGTCCGAAGTGTCACGCCTGCCGTCTATCAGGACCGAAGTGCTGGAAGTGCGGACACCAGCATACGACCGGACACCGAATCGTGTTGCAGCAGGACGGGTCACTGCGGGAAATGCGAGGGGATATCTTTCGCGCCCGACGGGTAATGACCCATAGCGAGCGGCTCGAGCAGGAATGGGAAAGCCGGGTGCGAGCGATTCGCAAGAGCCAGAAGGCGACCGTTCAGAGCATGACGTTCGCACAGCTCGAAGCGACGTTTGCCAGAGATCACAACTGGCAATATCCGCCGCGGACGTTGCCAAGCATGCCAATGAGCGATGCAGATTGGTTCCGACCGATTAAGGACGTTCCACCGGATGCACTCAGCAGAACAGGAGCGATGGCGTGAAGAAGATTATCTACCGCGACTGGGAGGTTTACTTGTTTCGTCAGGACTTGGAGGAAATGACGCATTACTTCGCGGTATGTGCCGAAATGGCTGTCGTGTGCATGTCTAGCGAATCGTATTGGGAAGCGTTTCAGTTTGCGGCCCACCAACTAGATCACATAGCTGCGTTGATCGCCAACAACTACGAAGAAGGCATGGATTTCGAGTTGCCGTTTTAGGACTTCGCCATGACACCCCGCCAGCGCGCCGTATACGACTACATCGTCAAGCGAGTGTTCGATGGCCAGCCACCGACGGTGCGGGAGATCGGAATAGAGTTCAACATCAGGAATCCAAACGGAGTCATGTGTCACTTGAAGGCGTTGGAAAAGCAAGGCTTGATTCGTACGAAGCGCAACGTATCGCGGGGGATCGAGGTAGTGGGAAGAAACAATCTGGCCTCGCAAAGAGGCAGCGTACTAGAAGCGGCGTTGTTGTTTTCAGAGTCGTGCACAGAGGCGATTAACCTTCAGCACCAGCGACTACTTGACGCGGTGAAGGAATATCGGGAAGCACAGTGACGCACATGAAGCTTTTTCAAATCAATGAAGATGACCTCGCAGAGCTTGAACGATCTGTGCCTGAGCTTTGCAGAATACTCTGCGATGTAATCGTAAACGTTCGCTGGGACTATGGACCTCCAAGCGAGGTCTTCACGATTCCGGCGGATGAGCCACCAAAACAAGGCGATTGATGCGACGGAGAAACGGTGATGGCGGAAACTCAAGAATAAGTGTTTTTAAGCGTACTACTTTTTGTGAAGCGCCCCTGGTCGGTGGAACGTGACAGTCAACAGAACGAGAACGCAAGCCACTGAGCGGTTTCCTAGGAACCAATCTTGGCAAACGAGTGCCGGGTGTTGTCGGTACACGGAAAGCCGGACAGGGGCAAATTTAGGTAACGACTTACTTGACTCACCAAGGACAGAAAACGAACTGACATGACCCCATATTTCGACCGCGACGGAGTGACGATTTACAACGGTGATTGCCGTTCCGTCCTCCCATTGCTTGCCGAGGCCTCGGTCAACTGCGTGGTGACGTCGCCTCCATATTGGGCACTGCGCGATTATGGGGTTGAGGGACAGGTAGGCCTTGAAGCCGATCCCGGGCAATTCGTTCGAGTGATGGTCGCTATCTTCCAGGAAGTGAAACGGGTATTGCGACCAGACGGCACGTTATGGCTCAATCTGGGTGACACCTATGCCAATGTCGGGAAGTGGGGCGGAAAGTCCGGCGGAAAGTCCGGCTTTCGCCACACAGCCGAAACAAACGGCGCTGGCGCCTTCCGCCGGCGGCGAGGGACGGACATCGACCCAAAGCGTGGTGAAGAGAACGGCGAAGGAGCGATTTATAAATCACTGAAGGGTAAGGATATCGTCGGCATCCCGTGGCGAGTTGCTTTTGCCCTGCAGGATGCCGGCTGGGTGCTTCGTCAGGACATTGTTTGGTCAAAGCCAAACGCGATGCCTGAATCGGTAAAGGACCGTTGCACGAAGGCCCACGAATACATTTTCCTTCTCTCCCGCGGACCGCGGTACTTTTACGACAACGAGGCGATCAAGGAGCCAGCATCGCCTGACACCCACGCTAGGTACGCACGCGGCCGTAGCACCGATCACAAGTGGGCCGATGGTGGTCCTGGGAACCAAACGATAGCCAAGAGCTTCGAGCACATGCGCCCGGGCGTGAATCCGAAGGCCGCTGAGAACGTGCCCGGGAGTCGTCAGAATGCGAGCTTTTCCGAAGCCGTCAAGGATATCGTTGACGATCGAAACAAGCGGTCAGTGTGGACCGTACCGACTT